TTCTTCAGCTGGTTCTTCAGAAATTTCTTCTTCTATTTCAGCTTCAGATTCATTATTTTCTTCTTCTTCCATATTTTCTTCTATTTCTTCAGAAGGAGTAGCTTCTCCATCTTCTTCAGCTGTGAATTCAGTTTCCGCAGCTTCAATAGAAGGTTCTTCTTCGGCAATTGCTTCTTCAGTTTGTTCAACTTCTTCTACTGTTTCAACAGCTTCTTCAGTTGTTTCAACTTCTTCAACAACTTCATTAGTTTTTTCTTCTAATTTCATGTTTTTTCCTCCTTCTAATGCAAATTTTAAATCTTGCATCATAGTAAATAATGTTTGTTTAAAATTATCATCCACTTTACTAAATGAATTGCTAATTTGAGGTGCAGTAACACTTGCTCCTTCAAAACAAGGCTCTACATCTTCTCCTAAGATACATAATTTTGAGAATATTGCATCATTTATTATAAAAAAGTCCATACCATTATTAACATCAGTTGACCAATGTCCTTCTAAAGTTTGCTCATCTAATTCCATAGATTGATTATTTCCTTTTTCAATAACACGTTTTGCTTCTTCATATTGACCTGTCCATAAAAAACCAGTTGTCATTAAATATTCTCTAGTAATTTTATTTCCAAAGTCATCTGTATCTTCAAATTCTTGGAATCATACTTTAGCATCTGGTGCAACAAAACCATATGGCTTTGTTAAACAGTTAAATTTAATTCCTTCATCATCAAAAATAACTTGTTCTCCATGATCAGCAAAATCTTCTTTATCCTCTTTATAATATCCAACGATAGGAGCACCTCTTAATGTTTTTGCCATTTCAGTAGCAACATCTTTAGTAATATAACTATGATTTCTGTTCTCTCCTAAATATAATACTTTTATTTCACATTTTGACATTAATGGATTAATATCAAGAGGTTGTAAATTAATAAATTCAGGAGAGGCAATTGTTGCAATTGATTGATGCATAATAATTCCTCCTATTAATAAATATTAAAAATTAATAAATATCATTATTTAAAAATGTCCTAACTTTGAGACTCACGATTTTGTATTGTTTTCTCAGTAACTTCTTTACCTTGAGATTCATTTGTTGGTCTTCCCGCTTCGCCAGTTTCATTATTTCCATTTTGTTTATTTTGTTGATTAACTCTTTGTAAAACATCTGAATTCATTGTACTAGACATCATTGGTGGGATAAATACATTAACTAAATCTAATATATCATTTTCAAAATATGCATTTGCAAGAATTGAACTTTGAGATTGTCCAAGTGCAATTTGCGGCAATAATTTGCTAAAACCAACTTGCATTTGTTCTTTATACATTTTAGATAAATTAAGATAATTATAAATAGTTGTTGATAATATTTGTACTCTATAATATATCTTTTTAGGAGTATTATTAAATTTTCTAATAATAGTATTTAAGAAATTCTCAAATTGAACTATTAAATTATAAATTGAAGCTTCATCATTAAGAATTGATTTTTCAAGAGCAATATTACCATCTGTATTAAATTGCATTTGAGAAATACCTGATTCATTATATACAGTTCTTTCCACTTTTTCTAAATCATCAACAGTAGTAGTAGTATTTCTATCAGCCATATCCGCAACATCTACATCTGCAAATGTTGTTAGTACATCTATTCCTATTGCTTTCTGTAACATATGAACTGCATTATTATGTAATTGTTGAGCTTCATCTACATCAAATACTAAGTCTCCATTTTTATCCAAAGGCATTTTTTGAATAATAATTTTTAATAATTTTTGAGCCATTTTCTTTCTATCTAATTCTTGAGCCGCGTCTAAATCAATTATTGCGGGAATAACAGAAATAAGATTTGGAAAATCTTCGCCATTAATATTAAATTTTACAGTATAATCAACATCTAATAAATACCAGCCTTGAGTATCTCCTGCAAAATCTGGTTGTAGTTTTCCTTGCTTATATAAAATATATCCTTTTTTAAATTCTTTTGGGAATAAATTTAATATTCTCATTTTTTGATTTGCATCTTTAAAAGCATCATCAAAAAATTTCATATTAAATTCTACTGCCGCATTTCCATTTACTGAATAACGAGAACGACAATAGCTAATTGGTAATTCTTGAACTTGAATTTGGTCTCCATTTTCAACTAAATATCCATAATAACAACCATTTTTAATTACTTTTAAAGCAACTTCTCCAAAAAATTTTTTAACCCCAAAATTATCTAAATAATTTAATACTTTATAAAAATTAACTAATGCTTTATCTTGAGTTTTTTCTTTTTCATCATTAATATAAGGAGTAACCATCCAATCATAACGATACATATAAGCTAAATATCTACATAATCTATTATAAATACCGCTTGTTCTATAAAAGAAATTAGAAATTTCTCTCATTAATAATAAATCATTTTGTGCAATAGCTCTTAAAACATTATCTTTATTTCCTAATCTAGGATCAATTTTTTTATAACAACCTAAATTAAGAACTGCATCATCTAATGTTTTTACTCCAACTTTAATTTTAGAAAAATCAACAGGATTAAAATCTGGTGAATAAGGATCAACAGTGTCGTTTTGAACCATTTTAAAACCTTTTTGTTTGATTTCTTTTAATCTATTTGTTATCAATTTAGACACCTTCCTTTTCATTAAAATCCACCAAGAGCGTAATAAGCATTCATAATATAATCATAGTTAAGTTTATTTTCATCTGTATAAGGAATAGCAACTAAAATAATATTATGCTTGCGGCAATACTCTCGTTTAAGTAAGTCATTATACTGTTGCTTTTTTAATCCGCTGTTGCCGCCAAATTTGCTTTTTGCTACATAATGTTGAATTCCTTGATATTCAATTAAAAACATCAAATTATTATCATCATCAAATATAGCAAAATCAAATCTTAAAGGACGACCATTAGAACTAAATAAATCATTAAATGAATATTCTTCTTGGAAATTTAGCCCACCAGCTCTTAAAATATCTTCAATTTTAATTTCTCCTCGACTTGCGCGCATCTTATTACCTCCATCTCTTTTATTTGATGGATTCATTTTTCTATTATTCTTTTAAAAAAGTCTAAAATAAATAATTGAGTTTTGTCCATCTTATTTTGAATTTGTAAAGAAAACCATCTCTGAGATATTTCTCTTTTTTCTTTTCTTTTTTCTATCTTCTTCTTGTTTAATATAATACAAACCATATTCAAAAGCAGAAAATTTATCTTTTGGAATTGCTCGATTGGCTTGTTTTAAAATAATATTAGAACCCTCATTTTCTTCAACTAAGTTTAATAATTGTTCTCTTAAAATAGTAGTTAAAGTAAAAGGTAATAAATATTCTCCTCTTTCTTTACTATTCATTTGTTGACCACGTTTAGTAGCCATTAATTTTACTTTTGCTTGACTTTCATCTATTAAAAACTTAATTTTACCACTAAATAATTGAGTCTGTACATAACTGTGAGCTTCAGTATTTATCGGTAAATTAGCTTTTATTAAGTACATAGCATCATTTTCAACTCCCTCGCCTTTAATTTTCTTGTATGTTTCAACAATATCATCAACCGTTCCGCCCTCTACTCCAAAAGGTCTAAGTTCTTCTCCTGTTTCTGGATCAATTTGTGCTTTAGTCATAAAGTCAATTAAACCTATACCTAAACCATTAGCATCAATTACTGCGGAACGACATTTAAATTTATAAAACAATTGTTTTATTTTTATTGCTTGTTGCTCAAAATCTTCAGCATCATAAGAAAATAAATTTACTAAAGTTTTTAATGCAGCTCCTTGTACTTGTGGAGTTACTTTAAAAACACAAACTTCAGTAGTACATTTTAATCGACCAACGTCTACACCTAATACATAATAAGCATTTTTACTACTTCTTCCGCTAAATTCATATTCGGGTTGTAATAAAATTCTATGCTTGTCTATTCTTTCTGCAGAGAAGAAAGCATTTTCCGCATCGCCGCTTCATTCTGATTCATACTCTCTAGCAAAAGAACTATCATTATATGTACCATCTAATTTTAATTCTTCAATAAAAGATTTTTTTAATAATTTTTCCATAACAGGAACTCTTCATGTTCCGCCTAAAACAATAGCTTCAGAAGGCTCTATAATTTGTTGAATTAATAATTGAATTAATTTGCTATACGCAAAACTATTTTTCCATCCTGCGGTAGTTACATATATTTGAGATTTATTAACAGTCTCTTCTTCAATTCTACTTCCATCAGATAAACGTCTATCAACATTCATTGTTGGAATAATAACTTCATTTAATAATGTTTGGTCTATTAAAATACACTCTTCCATTAAACCGCCTGTTGCTCTTTTACCACGAGAACTTTGTTGTGCGGCAATAATATCTAATCTACTACCATTTTTAAATTTATATTCAACCATATTTTTACTAGCTTTTGTTTGTCCTCTTGTTCAATCTATTTCATTTTTTAATCCAGGAATTAATTTGCATAGCTCTTCCGCCTTTTCTCTAGCTATTCCCGCAGCCTGTTCTTTTCCACCTGTTGTAACAAATAAATGCGAACCAGGATAAAGTATACATCTTAACATTAAAACTAATACAGATAAAAAAGATTTAGAATAGGCACGAGGGAAAGTCGCATAAGCATATCTATGTCTCATTACCGCTCTTAAAAATACTCTTTGATAAAAGAATAAATTAAAATTTTCTGGATTGCTTCCGCATAAAAATTCTACAAATAAATCAGGATATTCTCTTCAAAAAGCAACGTATTGTCTAATATTACCTATTTGTGCACTTATTCTTTCTTCTGAAATCCCAACTTTTTTTAATCCTAAAGATTTATTTTTAGATAGTTCCATTAATTCTGCTAATGCCATTAATTTCCCTCCTCTATTGTTTCATCATTTTCTGGATTATAAATTTCTAAATCTTGACTTTTTTGATTTTCCATCTCTTCAATAAATGCTTCATAATCTTCATCTTCTAGTTCATCCGCATTAGCAACAATACTTTCATTTTCATTCATTTCTTTTTGAATTTGTATTTTCTTTAATGCATCTTCAATTTGTTGACCAAAACCTAAATCTTGAGTAACTAATTTATTTAAATAATCATTCATATCTTTTAAAGTTAAATCAACTTTATCTTGAGGAATATCTGTTACATAACGAGGAATATATCCTTCTTTTTCGCACATAGAAACTAATTCTCCAACAGAATCAACAAAATCATTTTTATCTTCTTTATTTTGTGCTGCGGTAAATTTTGCGGATTTACGCAAACTGTCTGAAACTCTAGATAATTTTTGGTATCCATCTAAATCGCCAATGTCAAGAGCTTGATTCATTTTTAAATTTGTTTTACAAATTAAAATTAATGTATTCATTGTATCTGCATCTTGAATATCGAATGACTCTTGCATTTCCATATATTTCTTTTCTAATTCTACTCATTCATGCGGTTTATATAAACGTCCTCATTTTAAAGCAAGATATTTTTTATCGTCCATTGAAAGATCTGCGGCAGTATCAATTAGTTCATCTTCCGCCATATATTGGTCATTATCAAATCCTACTGCAACTGGCGCAGCTCCACTCTGGCCTATTGGTGCCACAGGCTCCGCCGCATGTTGAGATGTTGCACTTAGCATTGTTTTTAATTCTGCTTCTGAAATTTCGCCTTTTTCAAATTTTTCTTTAGCTTCAGCTTCTCTTTCTGCCTCTTCTTTTCTATGTTCTTCTTCTTTTTTATTATATTCTTCTTGTAATCTTTCAGTATCATCTCATGTATAAGGTTGTTTTGTTTCAGGGTCTCTTCATTGTGTTAACTTCATTTTAGATAAATATCTACCAAATACAGATTTATTAGTTAGTTTATCTGGGTTTTGTTCGTATAGTCTATCTCTTAATTTATTTCATTCTTGTGGAATATAGGGGATATTCATTTTTTTAATTAACCATACATAAGTAGACTCATCAAAATTATCAATATGCATAGTTAAGCATTCTTTACACATCTCTGTTTTTGAACCATCACGATAAGTAAAGAATTGATCTTCACCCATTCATTTTCCACATTTATTACAAAAATATTTATTTTTATCTGCTAATGCTGCCATTATGCTTCATCTCCTTTATTTTTCTTATTTCTACATTCTTTACAAATAGAATATAAGTGGTCTTTAGATGTTTTATTTTTTGAAAAATAAAGATTGTTAGCTAATTTAATTTCTCCACAACGAGAACATTTCTTTCATTTTCCTTTTTCTTTAAATGTATAATATCAATTTAAATAATTTTTAATTTCATAATCAGCAATTAATTTAGGAATTTTATTACGTCATAATGCAGATATATATTCAACAGAGTGTTTAATACCATATTTTAACTCAAGTAAGAATTGTATTTCCGCATTACTTCTTCCATCTATTTTATAGATTAATAAATCATAATATAAAGGATATTTATCTTTTAAAGCCCCATCAACAATATCTTCTAAATCTAACATTAAATAATAACAATCGCCCTCAAACTTATCTCAGCTTTCTTGTTTTAACATAGAATAATTACACAATAGTACAGAAATATGTTTTGGTTCAAATAAAGAACATAAACCTTTACTATGCGGCATTCCATTTTCATCTATTGTTATTTCTTCATTAAAGTTTGCACGGGCAAATGATTTAATGGTATTTGAATAAGCCATTGGTTGTTTTATATCATTTTTAATTGTATATTGTTCTTGATACATTTCTATTAATTGTTTTTTTAATTTATATTTATTTTTACCTTTAGCATTTTTTTCTTGTTTTTTAACTGAATCAATTGCATTTTTTAAATCATTTAATGCGGGCATTTCCGCAACATCCTTAGGAGAAATAGATATTTTTGGAGTTAATAATACATTTTTATCATTATCTATTGCTATATTATAGATACCATCTTCGCCATTTTCAAATTTTAAAGCAAGTCCCTGATATGAAGTTTCTCTTTTATTAATAGTTATTAAACGATTATCAGTAATAATTTCTTTTTTCTTTTGTTCTTCTTTATCCATAGCAAATACAATATAATTTGATAAAACTTCAATATATTTTTCTGTTAATTGATTAGGCGGAATATTTTTTATAATTTCTTCTACAATTTGTTTTCTTGTTTCCGCATCTTTTATTGAATAATCAAGTTTTTTAATATCCATTTATTTTCTCCTTTCTAGTTTTAAACATTTTTGTCCTTTTTCTATAGATATTATAACCTAAAATTTTTAGTCTTTCAACGATAAACTGGATTTTTATTAATATTTTTAATATAATTATTATAGAAAAAAGAAAGATGGTATTTATGAAAACAAGTTTATTAAAATTTTTATTAGATATAGCTATGATAAATCATAGAAGACCGTGATTGAAATATGTTATCGTGCTAGGTATTATTGCGGTAATAGCTGGGTATGTCATTTGAAAAGCTGATTCCCGCATTTATTATTACAAAGATTGAGATGATAACATAGGGGTTGCAGATAAATGTTGAGTTAATGAACATGGTTTAATATGTGATAGAAAATATGGCGGAAAAATTCAAGTAAAAGAATTTTGATATACGGAGGGATAAAAAATATGATGTGGTTTATAATTGGATGGTTATTAGGATTTTTTGTTTGTGCATGCTTAAAGGTAGGTAAATAAAATGGGAACATTAATAATAGTTATTATATTTTTAGTTTTAGTTATATTCTTTTTATTGTTAGCAGTAATAAAACAAGAAAGAGAAATAAAAAAGTCAATAAGGAGCAAAGAAAATGAATAAGTTAGAAAAAATAAAAAAAGCAAAAAAATTATGTTCAGAATTAATGGATATTTATGAAGAATATATTGATGTTTTAGAAGAAGAAGATATAGATGATATGATAACAAGATTTTCTATTGCTATTGCCGCATTTAAAATAAGATGTGAAGAAATGAGTGAAAATGATGATTCCTAGTTGGATAGATATTAGAAGATGTTCTAAATTTTATTGGGGAGAAAAAGTAATAACTCCTAATGGAAAAGGTATTATTAAATATATTTATTATCATATATCTAAAAATAATGAAAATAATGGTTTCCGCTATTTGGTAAGAGAAGGAAAAATATTTAAGAAAAATAATTATTATGAAGAATATGAATTAAGAAGAAAAGATTTACAAGCTGGGTGAAGATAATGGTTTATGAAGATGTAAGCGAAATTAATATTAATAATATAATTGTAGAAAGAAATTTATATTTAGAAGAGTTGAGATGCTCAGATACTATAATAAAAAGATTAAAAGAAAAAAATAATAAATTAAATGAAACAATAGATAAGGCAATAAAACATATAAAAACAATAGCCTTTCAAATTTCAATTAATGGTTCTTATAGATATATAAAATTAGATGATTTAGAACAAGGAAAAGAATTATTAAGCATATTGGGTGATGATAATGTTTAAAAGGTTAAAGAAAAAATTATTATATTCTACAATTAAAGAACTTGAATTTAGTGAAATAGTAAAATTAATTATTGAATATAAACGATGGTTAAAAAAAGAAGGCTGTTTAGATGAATATTACAATTTTATAGTATTTTTACAAGAAAAACGTTTAATAGATGTAGAAAGGGTTAAAAAATATGTTTGGTGAAGATAATGAAGAAAGTAATAAAGAATTGGAAAGAATTATCAGAAGTTCCCGCAAATGATAAATACAGAATAATTGTAAAAGATTGTTGTGGTTGGATAGTTCCTATTTGCGATAAAGATAATCCTAAACAGGATTTCTATTGTAATTGCCCTAATGATGATAACTATTTTGATAATCATGT